AAAGCCCAAGCCAACAGATACTTTCTTAATGAAGTGAACGTCAGTCTGATTTGAAACATCGTCAGTATTAACAAAAAATTTAAATTCAGAAGAACTAGCCTCGGAGACAGTAAAAGCGGTTCCCTTGGTCAGTGTGCTACCACCAGCAGTAATTAAATTTACTGTGTCCCCAGCCGATAGGGTATTAGAGACTGTAACGGTAGCCACTCCATTTGTTATTGTAAAACCAGTAGCTGCTAGATTTACTGGCTGAGTATAAGTACCGCTAGCTACTTTTGTAAAGGCAGGTGTCCCGCTAAACGAACCATTCCACTCTAAAGCAGTCGTGCCTTCACGAAATATAAATACCTTATTAAATGCCTGTAGCATGGATGCTGTAGCCGAAACAGTTACTCCCGACGGATAAGCAATATCTGTAGTTGCTCCAGTAGACGTATTAACTGCTACTGCTTTTATGTTAGAAGCAAAGATAATATACTGACTAGCTGATGCGTTAGGATCTGAGAAGGCACAGGATCCATAGATGGCATTTACAGCCCCCTCATTGAGTATTCCAAACTTAACGGTTGCAGTCCCGCTAGCCGTTCCGCTGTATGTTTGGTCAGATATTGTAATCTGCGTGCTACTGTCCTTTGTAAATGCTCGATCACCATTTACCGCAGGGGTGAGTCCAGACACACCTGACACATTAACAGTTCCAGAGCTAGGAAAGTTTGTAGCGGTAACACCTGTCAGAACAACGGCTCCACCAGTCTGCGTAGCTGTTACAGATGTATCATCAGCCACTAGAGTAAACGGAAGGGTAAGAGCAGATGCACCAGTTGACAGAGGGTTAGATATCAAATCAATACCTTTTCTAACCTGTGCTTCGCCCCTGCGGTCAGTCCGTAGGTTCTGTGCATCAGCAAGTATACCGACTGGTAACTGATCAGGTCTTAGCCGATTATTGAAACCAAGAAAACCAACATCTCCATCCTTGGCAATGCGGTCATCTAGTCCTGAATATGTCCGGTACTCAGGCATTGATTAACATTTCCAACGCTTCAAGGCTAATGCCTTTCGTGTTGGTCTACCTTTCTTGTCCTTCATTGGACCTTTTACGCCAGCCATCCTAGCACAGAATGATTTCTTACGAGCAAGTCTTTTACCTGTCGGATTCTTCTCAGTAACAGGGGGCTTGAGGTTAGCACCTGTCTTGCGCTTGAAGTAGGCGCGACCAGCGGCAGTCAGTCCTCCCTTTTTACTTTTGTGTTCCTTTCTCATTAGCTTCTGACTCTTGCTCTAGGTGTGTTGGCTACAACTGTCTTTCCTCTGGCTCCTGCTGACTTCTTTTTACGCGCAGTTGCTGCTCTCTCCGCTTTCGTGAGGCTGAGAGCCTTTCTTTTAGGCAAGCAACGGTCAGGGTTTTTCTTATCCTTCGACGTTCCGCAAGGGCCTTTAATCGATCCATCCGTTCCTATCCTTACCCAGTTCTGCTTGAGCCATTCTTTTAGTTGAGCCATTATGATTTTTTGATGCTGTTAATATAGGTTCTATACACTCTAGCAGGTCCAGTCTTCTTCATTACCTTTGCCCGTTGTTCCATTGCTATTGCTGCCTGTATCTTATGTGCGTGAGTTCTGCCTGATCTTTTTATTTTATTTATGCTAGATTTAGCTGTCTTTACATCTTTGAATCCTAAACCCTTGATTGTGCCTTTTGGATTTTCATCCGTATACAAATCAGAATGCTTAGACTTAGGTCTAATGGTTCCGTCTGGTCTTTTTCTAGGGATTCTTTTAGATGCCATTATTTTAAAAGAAACCCTTGTTCATTTATATTGCCGTGTATTTGTTTAGAATAAGTATCAGCTTCTTTCTGTGTTTTAAATTTTGGATAATTTTTTAGACCCATTTGTCTAGCCTTTGCTACAGCTTCATCGTTTGTGAGTTGTTTACCATCTACCATTGTCGGAATAACAAAATGCATTTCTTTGTCTCCTTCACCAAAAGAAAATGTGGCAAGTTTAACATTACTACGAGTTCCATCTTTATTTGTAACAAAAGGATGTTTAGTAGGAAAAATGCGAAAACTAGGTTTTTTATGCTCCATTATCTACCCTTTCGTCTACCGCCCTTAGCCTTTTTAGCGTAGTTAGGGTCCTTGCAATACTTGGACGCAGCAAGGTTGGCGTAAGCGGACGGATACGTGTCAAACGTCCGTCTCGCCCAAGCCTTACCTTCAGGGCATATCTTACCTCCGCTTTTTGCCTTTTTCTTTGCCATTGTTTACAATAGATTTAAGAAGCTTGGCTTGCCCGGCGTGAGCCTTAGAAGCCTTCTCAAGCTTTCTTGCGACGGTTAGTATTTTTCTGTGCATTTCTACTCCTTAATGCTTTGAAGTCAGCCCCAGTAATTTTATCACGAGGAGGTGCAACCCTAGCTATCTTCTTCTGTTTTGGACTGTATTTGCTAAATGGCATTACTTCTTCTTCTTAACCATTTTTTTGACTGTCTTCTTTTTTGCGGGCATCTTCTTTTTCATACCCTTCCTTGTTCCGTAGTGACCTGGCATTGTATTATCTCCTTGTTTATTTGATTATTGATTTGACCCAAGCTACGAGCTTGGATGCGATTGATTTTACCTTACAGATAAATTTGTCTTTAGTTTTGCAGATACAGCACTTCATAATTATTTAATAAGTTGTCTTTTAAAGGCTTCTGCGGCTCTTAGCTCTCGTGCTACGCGAGTATCTCTTTGTGTTGGAGTTTCTCCTAGTTTACGATCAAGTTTATAAACAGAACGCATTTCTTGCCTTTTCATACGATCTAGCGAGGCCTGTTCAAAAGCTGATAGTTCTTTCTTTTTATTCATAATTATTTCTTTCTTTTATTGTGAAAATCGAAAAGGACTTTTACCTTTTCTGTAAGAGCTTCGATATTGTAGTGCATCCTAGCCAGCACAATGATAAGTGTAATGATACCGATACCGATAGGCCAGAGGGATGATATGATTTGTAAAATTTCATTCATTTAATCGTTGAGGAGCCGAAGTAGAATCCAACAATGGCTAGAACTGTTTGACGAACCTCTGGTAGTATAAGGTAACCGTTTAGGGTCTCGTATTTGATTCCCTTGAATAGACCAAAGAAGTGCGATGTCTCCTGTCCTACAGTAACTCCCTCTGGGCTGTGAGCCAACAAGAATGGGGCCACAACGACCGCAAACAGGACAGTGCATACGATGACTCTCCTGACCCACTCACCGCCCCTTGAGGCGGCTTTCTGGTGACTCTCGTCAGCGGCTGCTTGTTTCTTGATCATAGCGTCAACGGTGCTTTGCTGGTTGGAAACTAACTGTCCAATCAGTTTAAATATAAAACCAGAGGCTCCACCTCCGAGCATTGCTATGAGTTCTGTTGTCATTTAAGTTCTTTGATTAATTTATAAATAGATAGTCCCAAGAAAACAAAGGTCATTATACCAACAACTAGACTAACTGCACTGTTGATGCTTTGTAGCCCAATACAGGCAAAGAATCCAGTTGATCCTACAGTTCCTCTAAGCATAGTATCCATAGCGTTTAGTCTTCGTCAGGGGCAGGTAGGGGCGTGTAGTGATCAACGGTTGATGACTTCTCGGAATCATCGAGGTCGTAGTCCGTTACATCCAATGCCCACATATGGTCAATAGTCTCGGCAGGGTAGGTAAGCCAGCGTGTGCCTATGCCATCAGTCCAATAGCTGTAGCCAATCTCCTTGCCTTCTTCATCGGCACGTTCAATGGCGGCTTCCTTGCTTGCGTATATTAGATAGAGCATTATAAGAGAGTAATACCGTAGTGGTTAGCGAGATTAGTTTCTATAGCAGAACGATTAGCTGTTTGGTCAGATAAGTAGAATATTACTTCATTTAATCGTCCATCAGCAAACTGACCCGAGTTGGTATGTTTTCCCATAGTAATACCATAACTATTTCCTAGGTCTGTATTGTCGGTAACCGTCGTGTCAATAACACTTGATCCATTAAAAAATCCATCCAAATCTCCACTTGATGTCTTTATGCCAGACATTATTGAAGTAGTGCCTAGCCCATCGCTAGCAACGGTAACCGAAATATCATCTCTATTAGTGTTATCACCAAGTGGGTCGTAAATAACTCGGAACTTAATGCTATTATTATTTACGGCCATCTCAAAAGCAGAATGACGACTACTACTATCACTTCTTCGCATTGCAACCCAGGCGCTATTTCGATTTAAAACTTGCTCATCTTTTTGAACAACAAACGCTGAAACTTCTAGGTTGGGATCAAGGGTTTGATCGGTGGTGATAAGGTGAGTTTCTGAATCCTTTTCAAATCTAATTGTTGGGTTAGAAAAGCTATCAACATTAAGACTTCCGCTTTCAACAATAAGAGGTTGTTTAGAAGCAGTTGCTTGGACGGCATCCAAGCTGTTGCCTGACTGGTCATACCAAGTCTCTACAAAGCCATCCACTTGGTCAAACCCTGGGTCTACACCAGATGGTAGGTCAATGCTGTAGTGTTCACCGATGTTAGCTTCAATAGCTACACGGTTGTCTGTTTGGTCGGAGTTATAAACAATAACTTCACGTATATGTCCATTAAACGGACCAAATCCATTAACCGAACCAATCCCACCACTAGAAAGGGGGCTAAATGAACTAATTGAAGAAGTCGTTCCTCCAGACGTTCCGTCAATAAATGCTTCAGTTGTTACCGTTCCAGAAGTTGCGCTAAACAAATGCACTGACGTGTCAGCTGATGCTATTACAATTTTCTCGTTTGAGTCTTGATACCCTAAATTAAAATTATTTGATATTATTTGTGCAAGATACCACCTAGCATCGTTTGGTGAATTATCCGACAATGCAAGCGGAACTCCTGAGGTAATGACGTCTGATTTAGACACCAAGAACGCTGATACTGAATTTACGTTTGAAATTAAATCATTAGGAATATCGAACTCATCATCTGTCCCATCAAAGTCCATACCATCCGTTTCCAAAGCCCCAGCACTTACAATTTTTGGCTGACTTCCAGCCGTTGTCTGAGTTGCGTGATTACCTGTTGGTGTGTTTCCTGCTTGGTCGCTTACACTTTGGTCATACCAAGTGCTAACAAATCCGTCACGGTTGAAAGAAGCCAAGGTAATTCCGTTAGCAGTAGCGATGCTTTCTTCGATTGCTCTGCGTTTGTCGGTTTGGTCAGTGTCATAGATAATTAACTCTTTCATATTAGCAGACAAATTAAAACCAGTTCCACCACCAATATATCTAAATGATTGTCCTGTCGATAAAGCACTTTTAGCATCTGTAGTTCCATCCAGAACAAAAGTAAAACTTGAGGATGCGGCCTGATAGGTAGTTAAATTATCTTGTGTTTTAGATGCAACTAAACTGGATTCAATATTTACGCCTCCATTTCTTATACTAAGTTTGTCGTTGGCAGTGGTTATAAATAATCTGTCATCCCCACCGTTTGCAGAATTACCTATAATACTTCCATTTGCATCAACTGGCGTATTTATATTTAATACGCTAGTTACAAAAAACTCAGTTCCAAGAGATAAAGAGCTACCAGTATCAAGGAACGTAGTATCACCATCAAACAACAACCCGCCATCGGTTACTAAAGCACCAGAACTTACAATCTTAGGCTGATTTGCGGCAGTCGTTTGGGTAGCATTTTTGCTGTTTCCTGATTGGTCATACCAAGTTTTAACGTGTCCGTCGGATGTTACAACTTGAACCGTAAAGTTAGAATACGTCCAGTCTGCCGTTCCGAGTCCTGTCCTAATTCTCAAATTGGAATCGTCCGACGGTGTAAATGTTGTATCTAAATTAAACGCAACCGTTCTATTAGAAACTAAAGCAGTTAAGGCATTATCGGAAACACGGTTAAGGTGAACTCCGCACTGAGCTGTATTTAAAGCATTAGGATTTCCATCAAGAGTTATTTTATATGTCGTGCCAGCTTTAAACTGATAAGTAGAAAGAACTTGCCTAGGACCAGTGCCTCCCGTTACGCTATTTGTTGTAAAGCGAGCCGAACCACTACCCGTTTCGCTCCAAGAACTACCATCAGTAAAGTCCTGCGTGTTGACCGTTGCAACACTTGAATTATTTACAAAAGCCAACAAAGTCCCATCGGTAACCTCAGCCGCTGTGAAGTTCTGCGTAGTATCATCACTAGAACGTCTTACTTCTACAACATTACCTGTATAGCTAGAGCTAAGGTTGCGTAGCCCGTAAGCCGCCGCCGCTGAACCAGCTACATCAAGCGGTAGGCTTGAGGTAAAGCTCTCGTTTACAAAAGATAGAAGCGTTCCATCGGATACCTCGTCAGCCGTAAAGGACTTCAAGTCTCCATTAACATTACGACGCACTTGGCATACATACTTACCTGATGTATCGCCAGCAGTATCACCACTTGATGTTACGGTAGCCTGGCGTGTCCCTAGACTACGCAGGGAGTAAGCGGCCTTAGCTATAAGGAAGTCACCGTCACGACCTGTTGAGGTCAATGCCTGAATGTCTAGAGGTGCTGTTACCTGAGCATTTACATAGGTGGTCAACGCACCAGAGGATACCTCGGACGCTGTAAAATCGCGTTCATCGTTGTCGCTTCCTCGACGCACACGCACAACCTTGGGATCAGAACCAGTAAGACTACGGAGGCTGTATGCCGCCGCAGGATCAGGAGCAATCTGCGTAATGCTCTCTCCTATTTGGTTCAGCCGACGCTGGCGACCCAGTGCTGAGTCAAGGCTAACGTGCATATTAGACCTTGTGTAGTTGCACTAATCCAGTAGTTACTGTAACGGACGAAAATTGACCGTATAGTATAGTTCCAGCACCCAGCGTTTTTCCGCTAAAAGCAGCGGCAGAATGAGTAGTCTGGTCTACATTACTGGAGACAATAGTGCCAAGTTGAGTGTCTTGAAGAATTTGTATTGCTCCAAAACTACCTGTGGTAGTATCGCCATCTGTTGCTAGGACTGAACCTACGGAGCTAAACTCCAGTGCATTATTTCTTGAACTTGCCATAATTGTGTATTATATCACGGGGGGTTATTATCGGGATTGCCGATTTACATAAGTGGAGAACCGCTTATTTACGGTATTGTTATTAGAGATTATATCAATCTTTTCTAGTTCTAGTGCTAAGGCAACGGACGCTGCGTTTTCCTCAGCAGATGCCTTGTCGGTTTGGCCGTCCATACGAAGGAAGTCGGCATAGGTTGCGTGAGCAAGATAAGCAAAGAACTCAGCAGGGACCTCGACAGTGCTACTGGTAAAATCGTCTACGGTTGACCCTGTTACAGTAAATGGAGTAAACTCCTTTTTGTAGGAAACAAATGCTGAATTGTCAGTCGTAGAAACAATATTAAGTATATTAGCACCAGTAAAATCTACAAAGAACTCGTACTCAATAGCGGACTGATTTAAGAAGGCTTTCTTCCTAAATATACGATTAAATGATCCAATGTTTGTTTTGCCTGTCTGTGTATAGGGTATTAAGTTCTTGCCCTCAACCAGCAGTGAATCAGTTCCTGCACGGGGCGTAAAGATCACTACATCTGTAATATTATCCTTCTTGCTTACGTCGGCCTCAATAAATTCCTGAGTCCCTGCTGACACTGTAAATGTTCCATCCGCTTGTTCTGTTGCAGATGCAGCAGTATCTACTCGCCACGCTGTCCCCGTGTTGTAAATAATTACAGTATTTGTTGTAACACCCTGGTAAACACTTAGACCACCAGTTGTATTAGCACCCAGTAGTTTGTAGTTCTGGTTCACGCTAGTGCTTGTGCTAGCTGTTGCCCCGGACAATGTTAATGAAAGTATGTCCCTTTTTTCTGAGGAGACAAAGTATCGAGGCCAGATTGGACTCTCGTTGAATGCCTGTAAGAATCTACGGTTGATCAGATTAGCCACATCATCTGCTTCCGTAGGCGCAAAGGATCCAACACCAGCCAAGGATTGGATTAACTTAAAAAGATCGCCGTAGGTTCTGGTCTGCATTAGATTTTGTTTGGGCTAAGTTCCGGGAACTTCTTATTGTAGTACTTTAAAAATTCTTTAGAATGCACAGTCTTTTGACCGTACTTCTTAATTAGTCGGAAGTATTCCCGATGAGGAATAGTTGCAACTGGTTTGCCAAGTGTAGGGTGAGTAGTCCCCTTTAGTGCTTGGGCTTCTTTGGCTGCTTGGGCAACCCGCTTGTGTTCCGTCTCCTTCTCAAGTTTAAATCCGTTCGTGATCTCTCTCATAAAGGCACGATCAATCTCGCCATCAGAGTACCGCTTTAGATTCGGAACAATTATGTCCATATTAAAAAAGGTGGGGGGCCGAAGCCCCCCGACCAGTATTTAATTAGTTAGAGAATGCTTCTCCAGCTGTTGGGTAATATTTGAATAGGATTCTAATTTTACCTTTAGCTGCATCGTCAGGTGCATTGCCTGTGAAGTTGTATGTTAAATCAACTGCACTCACAACATGACCTGATGAGGTTGCTGCATTTAAAAGAACACCGTTTGCACGGAATATCTTTCCAAGGTTGCCGCTGTCTGAAAAGACATCAACCTCGTCAACAAAACCATCAGCATCTCCATTGTCACCGAGAGCGATAGTCGCATCAGTAATAGCGGAACCGCCATCTGTAACTTCTGCTGTCACGAACTCGTCAACAACAACTGCTGCATCAGCAACTAAGCCAGCCATAGCTGCACCGCCAACTTGAATGTCAACGGCAGTAGCACTGCCAGCTGTTGAGCCAAGATCAGTTGTTAGATCAACGCTTGCTTCGTAGTTGAAACCCAAAGCTAATGTTTGGATGTCTCCTACTTTTTTCAATTCGATAGCCATTATATTGTATCTCCTTTAGTTGAGGGTTAGGTTACGTCCTGGATAACGCCGTGTGCGCCAGGGTGGTAAACACCGAGGGTCAAAGCGCAATCAACGAATCCACGCTCACCGCCACCTTGATTTGGAAGGCGAGTGCTTCCCATTGGGATAAGCTCGTGAACACCGTAGTATTCAGGATTAACAATATAACCAGAACCAGTTGTTGTGTTACCGCCGAAATTAGGCGCACAGTCAGGATTTTGGTTAACGATTGAAACAACACCGTGATCGGACTCATAGAGGTCAACAGATAGCTTGATGCTACCGCTGTTGCCGTCGTAGTTCACAGAGCGAATGTTTTCAGTTGCACCAGCAGATGTACGAGCAAAGTCAGCGATAACTTGGCGTAGTCCAGTGTCAGCAACAAGCATAAGGTTGTTAGCTGAACCAGTTACACGAAAGATAGAACTGATGATGCCGTTAAGTGCTGATTCGCTGAATGGAGTTGCATTAGCTTCGGCAGTTGTGTAGATGCTGTCCGCAGGTGTACGGAATGCAGCAGGAACGTCAGCAGGACCAGCAGAATCGAGCCAGTCACCAAGACCACGAAGGCCGTTAGGTGTACCTGCACCGTTTTCTGTGCTT